ATTATAGTTTGAAATTGAACTGGTGAATAGGTTACCGAACTTCCATTTGTCATTGACACCTTTGAATAGTTCTACTTGCTGCTCATATTGCTTAGGTAGTATTTCTTTAATGAGTTGCTCACTTTCTTTAGCAAGTAATAGCATTGCTTTGATAAATGTTTGAGCAGTCTTAATTGAATGTACACTTGATATGGATGAATATGGTCTTCTCATGTGTGGTCTTGGAGGTGTTGAACCAATAATGGTTGAAAATTGTGAAACTCCTTTTTTCATTTCTTTCATGCCACCTTCCATAAATTTTTTAACCGCATCACTTCTATTCATTAATGATTTTGGTACATTATTACTTCTTAGTTCAGCATTTGCTAAGTCTGCAAGTTTACACATCTTGTCAGGCATTTTAGTAAGATAGAATCCAACTGGCTCACCATCTGAATAAAATATGCAATCTTCTGTAACATTTGGTGATTTATATTCGCACTTATCTCCAATCTTAATATTATGTTCTACTTTATGTAAGTCAATTCTTTTCATTTGACTATTTTTTTATAATGATTAGCCAGTGCTTTAATATCTGTTTTCATGTCTATGCGTTCACCTTTTCTTTGAAGAGTTATAAATGGATTCCATTCATAGCACATTTTTTTTGCTGACTCTTCATCTTTTTTTTGTTTATACATATTTTGTAGACCACCAGTATTACTACCAACATCTGGACAAGAAAACCAATATTTGTTAAACCTCAGTATTCCATTTCCATTTTTAATTGTCTGCAATGCAAAGTCTCTATCTTCCTTTAAATTAAACTCAGACCTATAATTCCATTTTATATTTTTGACGTTCATTAAAATACAAACCTCTGCAAATTTTTTATTAATTGAGTAATTTGTTTTTTCGTGCCAAGCGTGTTGAGTGTAGTTGATGCCTATAATTTCAAATGGTAATGACATTGCTTTTTTTAATATATCAAACCAAATAGTAGCATCTTTTTTAATTGTCTTTCCATTATAAACTCCAAATGAAACAACATCATCATCACATATTATAACCCATTCATAGTTATTTGCTCTTGCATAGTTTAGCATAAAATTACGAACATATCCAATTCCTTTATCATTCTCTATAATAGATATTTTATTAGGTACTTGGTATTTATCAATTTCTTGTGGTTCAATAAAGTGCTTTACTTCTATTCCAGAATCTTGAAATAGTTTATATGTTTTGGTTTGTGGTCTACCTTTAGTAGGTATAAAGCAAATCATAATGATTCCTTTTGTGACTTCAAGTATTCCATTATCATACCACCTACATAGGCTTCACGCTCTCTCCAAAATTTGACCAGTTCATATGCCTCTTCATAATGTTCTGCTTCAAATTCTATTTGTATTGCCTTCTTAACACCATCAGTCATATCTTCAAGTTGTTGAGATACATCGTCATCGTCAAGTATTGAATAATCAATTTCACTTGCAAACTGAGGTACATCTAATCCCCACTTATCTAACTCTTCAGCATCCCATTCTAATTGAATAATTGTCCAGTCCCATTCACCACCACTTACATTGTCTTTAATTAAGAACTCACGTTGCTGGTCTTCAGTTAGGTTATCGGCAATGATGATAGGTATTTCTTTCAATCCAGCCTCTTTACAAGCCTTAAGTCTCATATTGCCACCAAGCACTACCATATCTGAATTAACAACGATAGGACGTATCTCAAGCATCTGAGGTAGGTCTTTTATAGACTGAACCAACTTAGCAAACTTTTCATCTTTTATAAGTCGTGGGTTGTTTGGATTGACTTTTACGTCACCTATCTTAACACTCTTTGTTTTAATCATATTGCAAATGTATTTATTTTATCAAGTGATATGAACTTCTGTAGTTCGAATCCTTGAGCCTTGAAGTTCATTGTTGTGCAATGTTCAATAAGATATTCTTTAGGTATGAGCCATCTACTTTGTTCATCTACTATCTCAACCTTGTCAAAGGTCTGACCATTCTCAATCAGGTAGTAGTTGATTCCGTATGAATTATTAACTCTCATAAGGTGCTTAGACCTTGACCTTATTAGCCTTAATGTCCTTGTTGATTTATCAATCTGACCTATGAGTCTTTTCTTACCATCAGCAAGTAGCAATGATAAATTGATGATTGAATCTTTATGTTTGGCAATTAACTTATTACCACTACCATCTTCAATTGTATGGGTTTTGTTCATAGTCAGTAATTACTTTTGATAGTCACTAAATTTTTTAGTACCCATCTTTTTTATAAAGTGCTTGATATTATTTCGATATAGACCAATTTTATGATTTGGGTTGATAGCTGCTTGTTTATCATCTTCTGCAATATCTACATAACCAAGTCTTATCATTTCATCGTAATCAGGGAATACGTCAGAATGCCTATCTATTTCTTTATTGATGTATTGGTCTTGTTTGCCTCCAAATGAGTATATGACAATGAAGTTATTTGGTTTATCAAGTTTTTTCATCAATAAGACTTCTTTAGTGTAGGTGTAGAATATTGATTCATTACACTCATTAGCTATATCAATCCAGTCTTGCGCATATTGTTGGCTGAAGAAGTCACCAGCATCGTGTATACGTATGTACTTATCTTTGTACTTAGCCTTCTTTATTTCTTCAATCATTAACCTTTTCCATTCTTCACGATGCCAAAGTACAAGTTCTAACTTTTCAATGTGTGCCTTTCTAACATTACTAAATAGATAAGTACCATTCTTTGCATAACAGAAGGCTGCACAAGCACCAGCATTATGGCAAGTATTAAACTTAGTACCATCAGTTAATGTAACCCAATGCGCTGGTAGTGTCCATCCAAATATCCCCGATTTCTTTAGGTCACTATTCTGAGTTAGTAGGTTCATAACTGGTAGGTGTCAATTCTTTTCTTTACCATATCAATAAACTTATCCATCATTGCTGAATAATAATTATTGAAGTCTTGGTATCCTTCAGGATTGCGTTCAAACAATACATAGAGGCAAGACCTCAACCTTTGACTTGGTGTCTTAGAACCCATCTCTTCTGCATCTATCTTAATTGACTTGAGTAACTCTTCATCATTGCAATTGAATGATTCACCTTTGAATGCCATTACACCTACACCTGATGTCCACTGGTTGAATAACTCTGCTGCCTTTGCTGGAGATAATTCTTGTGTACCAATGACTACCTTTAAGGTCTTATCTCGTCTTGTAGCAACTGATTCAATTGCACAAGGTATAAGTAGTAGGTTACTTTCCATAAGTTGAGGTGTAGTAAAATTCGGCAACTTTTCTTACTTCAGGATATTCTTTATCGTAAATTTCATTAGAACCTACAATTGTTTCAATAATGGATTTAACAATTTGCTCCTTCTCAATTTCTTTGGCTTCTCTAATCAATGAATCAAATTTGAAATTAGGTTTGGCTGCCTTAATCTTTTCAACCAGCCAATCAACTGCTAACTGCTTACTATCCATAAGTCTCTTTATAAAATACAGATGACCCGTGAGTTGAGAATCCACTTTCATATGCATCTTCTTGACCAATGTCATATGCACCCATTATTTCATTCTTATGCTGATATACCAGTTCTTCATAGTTGGTGTTCAACCATTGCACGAAATCATCAATGTTCATTTCGTTTTGTTTCTCAAAGATTAATTCAATAACCGATTGTTCAGCAGCCATAGTGTTCAGATTTAGTTGGTTTACTTGTTTTGTAGTCAGCACTAACCTTATCAAGATATTCTTTTACCATTACCTTGATTAGTTCCTTATGTGATGTTGGTATGCGAAATGTGATATTTATTGTACGTTCACCATACTTGAATGGGTGACCAGCACCAATTCTCTTACCACCTCTGTTATCTTTCTTTTTTATTTCCATAGTCAACAAATATAGTGATTATATGATTACGTTGTGCATTTAAATATAATTAATCAGTACAATACCCCGCTTGACATCCACTACCAGTACCAAAATTAAATGATTGTTGCAAACCTATTTTTTTAATATTATCGTAATTCGTTTTGCTTTTATAGTTGTACTTAGATATTCTTTCTTGCTCAGAAAACCATTCCATTTTATTTGCATGGTCATCCCAATTTTTTCTTAACTGCTGCGTATCTTTCCAAAAGCAGCCAACACAATTACTATCTTCTTGAAAGTCTATACTTTTATTTTGCCAAAAGTTTCTTACTTGATGGTGCATTACCTTGTCATAAATTAAAGGATAGTTTGCAACACCCCAAAATACCATATCCCACTTATTTCTTGTACCTCTTTTTCCTACAATTATTTTTGACCTAAGTTCTCTATCTTTTTTTGCACGATGCTCTTCATCATATCTAAATCCAACATTTGAAAATACAGGCATCATATCATATTTTGGCATGATGTTGTTATATACAAAATTTGCTATTGGATATATTTTCATATCACTTGTACAATATCTTCTTTCCATGTTTGGAACTAACCTACCATGTTTTTTATTTACAATATCAAAACTATCTCCCCTTATCCATATAATTTCTTTACCAATCAATTGTTCCAAATCAAACATCACTTTTAATATTTTATCATCTTCAGCAGTAGCTATAAACTCACCATATTTTTCAGTATATCCATACTTGCTTAGTTTGTCGTTTACCATCTGAACTATTTTTTTATCATTTGGTTTACATTTTTCGCTATCAATTGTAACAAGTGAAAATATATTATAGTCAGCAGGATAATGAACTGCTAAGTATGAACTTGTTTTTCCTCCACTCAAACTATTTATGCTTATCATATTTTAATTATTTACATTGTTTATTGGTACAAAATATCTTACCATGATACACTTTTGCATATTCACATTTACCACTTCTTATCTCATAGTATGTCAAATCACATTCAAGAGACCACATTTGGCGAAATGCATAAGAGTTATTGAATAGCACCTCAAACTGCTGATAGGTTAGATTCATCTCATCCAGCATTACAAACGGCTCACTAAGGTGCTTGTTGAGGTAGTTGGTATACTCAGAATGGTGTATAGGTTTCGTTTTTGTCCCAGTCTTTGTCTGCATAGTGTCGTAAGTCTTTAGCTGGTTGAGGTAAGAATGTACTACCAATGTCGTGAGTGGTAACATCAGTAAAGTTGGTCATATTAGGCGAATGTCTGAACTCAACTATACCAGTAGCACCTTGTCGATGTTTTTCAAATAGATAGAAGATGTGATTAGTGTATGGTGTATCGTTTTCATCATTTAATCCATAGTATGATGGTCTCCATACGAATGCTACACTATCAGCATCTTGCTCAAGTGAACCTGATTCTCTCAAGTCAGATAAGATTGGTTTCTTATCAGGTCTTTTCTCTACCTCACGACTAAGTTGAGCCAATGCTATAATTGGTATTCCTAACTCCTTTTGTGCTGCTTTTAATGTTCGGCTTATCTCAGCTACCTCTGCCTCTCTATTACCTCCTTTAAAGCCTTCTATGGTCATTAGTTGTAAGTAGTCAATGATTGCCCACTTACACCTTCCTTTACGATGTTCTTTCTTCATTACCCTTATTGCCTCGTGGACTCCACACCTTGCCTTATCGTAGATTAGAAATGGTGCTTTCTCTATGTTACCTATCGTCTTTTCAAATGAATGTAACTCTGATTGACTTAGGTTACCATCTCTAAGTCGTGAAGAGTGGATGGTGTCACCAGCATCTTGAAGAATCAATCTTTGACATAGTTGTGATTTGTTCATCTCAAGATTAAAGTAGATACCAGCCTCACCACTTTTCATTCCGTGAAAAAGTGCAAGTGCAGTCTTACCCATACTTGGTCTACCAGCAATGATTATGAATTCGGGATGGAATCCACCAGTAAATTTATTAAGTGAAACAAGACCAGTCTCAAGTCCAGTAGTCTTACCTGATTGAGTTAAGGCTGCTCTTCTGTAGTATGCCTCACGTTCATCGTTAGTCAATTGTGATAGGTCAATGATGTTATCTGAATTGCTTCCAGTATCAAGTAGGCTGGTCAATGACTTGATGATTGATGTAGCAGTTGTGAATCCATCAGTATTACTCAGACCTAATGATTGCTCAGTTACGATTGATGCTATTGACCTCTTGATGTGTTCATCCTTTAATATAGCAATGTATTCGTTAACTGGTTCATTATAGGTCAAGTTGTTTGACCACATCACAATCTCAGATGTTTCTTTAGGTGTGAACTTATCAATCTCGTTTGCAGTCATAAAGAAATTGACCAAGTTAGGTGTAAGACCTTTGTCAATTACTTTCTTGATTACTTGGTAACATCTTGAGGTAAGCACCTCATTGAAGAGATGCTCACCTAATTGAGGCATTAGTTCTTGGTGGGTCTCACCAGTCATCAGTATGCCTATGAGTGCTTGTTGTGGATTAGTCATTGTTTTTCAAATTTAATAATATTTTTGTTTGTGCAATGCTTATTATTTTGTACGTCCTAAATTTTTTATTCTATACGTCCAAACTATTTGACATCGTCACCTACATAGTGTTGACCTTGTGATGAACGATTGAAGACTGGTTGTTGACCTTGTTTGACAAAGTTGTTAGAGTTATTAGTCTTGAGTTCAAATATGCCTATCCAGTTATTCTCTATTGAGTTTTGAAGAATCTTAACTGCAACATCTTTGTTAGCCTTAGATATTTCTTTAAGTTTCTTGGTAAGTAACTCAACTGCATTCTTAGTAGGTATCTTTTTCATATTTATTCTCATTTGAATAAAGTTGATGAAGGTCTTGTTAAGTAGTTCATCAGTTCCTAAGTATTTCTCTGACTCAATCAACTTGACAAAATCAGTTATAGATTTTGGTTCTTTGTCTTTCTTATTTTTATCCTTCTCATTATCTTCATCCTTATCCTTATCCTTATCCTTATCCTTATAGGCTTCTACTTCGCTTTCTATTCGCTTCACTTTCGCTTCTGATTCGCTTATTTTTTGCTTTGATTTTGGTCTACTTCCATTGATATAGTTAGTATTACCTTTCTCAAGAACTGGTCTTATCAGCCTCCATATAGTCAATGATAGACCACTTAAAGTAGGTTCAACAAAGTCTAATGAGTATTCAAAGATGGCATTGTATAACTCAGCCTGATTCTCCTTAGGTAGTTCTTTTATTGATTCAAACATTGACCGATAAAAGATGCAAGTATTACGAGATTCCATCTTCATTTTCTAATTTTTTTACCCATTCATTAATGTCTTTTAAATCATTAAATGCTTCTAATGACTCTTCTATCTCTTCACCAGTATGATGGTTTGTCCACAATACATAAACGTCCTCTCTTTTCAAATCACAATTGATAGGAAGATAAAGAGTAAAGTCATAATCTTCCAGCCATAAATAGGTGTATCCACTATTTTTGTTTACATCTAATTCACCATAGCAATGGATATCCATTTCTAAATCCTTTGCCATTAAAATTAGGAAAGTTGCTTTTTCAACTTCCCATTTAGTCATTTTTTCAAAATTTGTTGTCATATTTTTTAGAATTAAAAAGCCCTATGAAGACTGCGGTAGTAGCGACCTTGAATTAATCTCGGTCTCGCAGTCACCATAGGGAGACAATGTTTTTTAATTCATTCAGGCTACTACCTCTGAATGGTGCTAATATACAAAATTATTCTTGATTGATATAACTTTCAATCACTTTTATTGTTTCGTCTACTCCAGTTGCAAATAATGCAGCATATCCTACCTCATTTAATGCTTTTAAGACCTCTGCTTGACGTTCTAAATGCTCATTTGCTTTTAATGTGCCATCCTTCTTAAATGGATTAGACTTATCATTCTTAATCTCAACAAATAAACCAGCAAAACCACCACGAGGCAATGCGATAAATAGGTCAGGATAACCTTTGATTGGATTTTGTGCTTTGTGCTTATTTGCCATATATGGACTCAAATACATACCAGCAGCAAAGTCAAATCTGAATATTAACTTAGGATATTTGATTGACAAATACCTTGCTATTACCTTGTAAATCTCTACTTCTTGATTCATTTAAAAATAATTTGTAGTTGTGAATTAGTTGCTCTCTTGAATTATTTGCAAGGTAAAGATAGTAGTTCAGTTCGTATACTGGTTGCCATTCAAATCTGTATGACTTAGGATAGAGCCTTTCTAACTCTTTCTCTAAATAGGTGACCTCAACCTTTGGTGCTTTGTCTATTAGTTTAACACCAGTCATCTTAGACATCTGTTTCTGAATCAGTAGAGTTAACTTATTATGGTTGATGTCAAGATAGTTTGCAATATGTGAAGATGGTAATTCACCACCACATAAGAACCATCTTTTAACTCCAATAACATACCTATCTTCAATCTCTTTGAATTTGATTGACTTACCAGTTAGATATTCAATGTGTTCAATTAGTTCAGACTTCATTGGTTCTAATATATTTGATTGAAATATTCTTTTCCATTATCATAGTTTTCAAGTATATGACCATTTTTACCTAACGAATAACCATCATTAAAAGCATCTTGTATCTGCAATCTTTCTATTTCTAAATAACTTTCAATGACTTCAATAACTTCAGGACATTCTTTGTTCAATTTATAGTGTGAACTAAGTAATCTTAGTATAATTTCAATTGATGTTTCTTTTTTCATTGTTATGATTTATAAGATGAATTAAAATGTGATTTGAGTTCTTCAATGTTGGTGTCAAGATAACCAGTAATCAGTTTGTATGCATCTGCTATCTCGTAATCATTGTGACGATACACTAAGATTGAATCCGATGTGCTACCACTTCTTTTAGACCTTGCAGTCACACCAATGTAGTAGAAGTTCTTAGGGTCAATTCCAGCAATCAGACTATACCATACTGCTTGAATATGATTGTAGTGCTTAACCATATCTGAACCAAATACATCTAAGGTCTTAGCAGATGTGGTCTTGATGTCGGCAATCACATTAAGTTGTTGGTTGTAGATATCAAACATTGCTTTGCCTTCAATAGTATGTCTACCAATTTGTACTTCCTTAATCATTGGGTGTTCATTGATTGCACCATTCATTATCCTCTTTGCTACTGGATGGTTGCCTATTGCCTTATGGACATTGTATGCCTCAAGGTTCATCTGTTCAGGTTTCAAATCTAATAACTGATGGTGAAGACTTACCCCTAACTCAAGTGCTGCTTTTGCATATGATATATCTCCAGTATAGTGCTTTTTGATTCTTGAGCAAGATAAGGCTGGAAAGTAAACGAATTGGTCTCTTGTCATAATTGATTATCTAAGTATTTTAACAAACCATCTGCACATCTATTAATGCTATTGGCTCTTTCTCTGAGTGATTTGATTTGGTTTTTAATTTCTGCTATATCACTACTAACATAATAACCTTTACTTGTTGCTATCAATGGAAGCATTGAATGACATCTAATGTGATTGACTAACTTTCTAAGTCTTGCACCATTCAATTTTAACCTTGAGTTTTTACTATTAAATCTTGCTACTATTTCAGGTTCTTTGATTGGATATTGTTTAGTGTATCTTTTAAAGCCTTCAATCATTAATGGTAACATCTCTAATTCAATGTCAGTCAATTCGTGAGTTATATTTTCAAAGTTCGTTATCATCTTATTACTTGAGTTTTATGGTCGTAAATTTCAATGCCATCAATCTTAACCACTCCACATTTCTCCATAGCCTTTGCAAGTGGTGTAAGTAGTTCTTGGTAATCTAATACCTCTGCTGCGAACAATACATTAAGCACCATCGACCAATTAACCTCACCACAGATTCTTGCTTTCTTTGTCACTCTTATGTTCTTAGGTTGTTCAGTATTGATTGATATTGATTGGTCAACTAACTGACCAGCTAATGCAGAGAAATCTTCAATAGATGCATTTGCTAATGCTTTCTCTGATTCAATTCTCAATTTCTCATTTGCCTCACGTTGCACTCTTTCTAACTCTTCATTGTAGGCTAACATCTTAGTTTTAGCAGTTTCAATGTACTTTTTGAGTGACTCAACTGATTCTTTCTCAATATCCATTATTTGCTTTTTATAGGCATCTAATGGTGCAGTAATCGTTTTACGGCTTGATTCAATCGATTTAACGACATCAATTGCCAATTTTATGGTATACTCTGTAATGTCATAAGATAGTTTATCCTCGACCTTATTTGGGGCATCTTTGATTAGTTGTTGAGTCTTGAGAGTATTTGAATGGTTAATGACTTCATAGAGTGAATCAACCTTAAGTATTAATTCTGCTTTCATAGTGGATTTATTAAGGAGGGTTATTACACCCTCCATTGATTAATTAAAATGGTAATTTAGTTGGGTCTTCTGAGTCTCCTTGCATCCAGTCAAAATCACTTGGGTTGACTTGTTTCTCAATAGTGAATGTAGGTAGTGCTTCAATCTTTGGATATTTAGCAGACATTTCAGCATTCATATAAGCAATGAACTCATCACTAAGTTTAATCTTATCTTGAACAAAATCAGGTAGACTTCTGAACACATCCATATCAGGTTGTTGTGTTGAAAATACTAATGGTGGGTTAACTGCTGGAGGGCAAACCATACCTTTAGGAACTGGTGTGATAGTTTGAATGTTTGCAAAGGTCTTATCTCCACTTTGCTTGTGAATAATGTTGACCATACATTCACGACCAATTAAACTAAATACATTGTACTTCTTAGCCTCATCTTCAGTCAATGTTCTACCCTCAATTGAATGAACATCTTTTCTTAGAGTGCTTTTCTCGTGCATTGATAATGTGTACATATTACGAGCATAGAATGGTTGCTCACCCTTGTTTGGGTCAAATACCGCAGTCTCTAATGGTAACTCAAAAAGTATCTGTACTTTTCTCTTCTTACCACCAAACTGACCAGTTTGTTCTGTAGTGCCTAAGTCAATAATTTGATAGATACGAGCCAAGTGCATACCTACTGGTGCTATCTTGTTCGTGTAGTTTGATTCTCCACCTACTGGTGCATTTAATGTTGGTAACATAATTGAATTGGATTTATTGATTAAAAATTAAAGTGATTTAAACATTATGTGGGCTGCATCTTCTAACTTAGCTAATGCCTTGTCATATGCCTCTATGTATTCATCTATACTTACTTCAACATAGTCACGATAGATAAGAGGTACATTGTGGTATTGTTCATTATGAAATTGACGAGCCATTACCGCACAATTAGAATCACATCTTGTGAAGATACCACTATAGCATCCTTCAGTTACGATTGAAATCATTGAGCCATTTAGATGGTCATAGTGAAAGTAGGTGCTACCTTCTGCAAGTTTGAAAATAGTTGATGTGTTCATAGTTTATGAATTATAGATTGATTGATTAGAAAATTAAAAAGGAAAAAAGCAGGGAGGTCTGAGCCTCCCTTATTGGTTATTTTATCAAGTTTGTTCTTACAAGATTTTCAATCTTATCTAATATTTTATATGGAATATTAGAGCCATTTTTAGCAGTCCATTGTAAAGGTGCTGATAAACCATTAATGATTGCAATTCTTTGACCTTTGTAATATACATCCATAAAACCATCATACATAGATGGTACATTCTTGAATTGTAAATCGTTTGTGTCGCTGATGTTTGATGTGTTAACTGAGATTTTCATTGTGTTTTATTTAGTGAGTGATTAATTAGTGATTGATTGATAGGGCAAAGATAAAACCTTTTTTTGATTCTGCAATACATAAATCAAAATAAACACAATTATTTTTAGTCACATTACGTAAATGATTGATTTTATGATAGATATTTTTACAATTATTTTATCTGACTGCTAATACCAATACCTAAAAGTATACCAACACCTACCTTGAATGCAGTAGATTGATACCACTTAGGTTCTTTCTTAACATAGATATTTGATAGGTTAGTGATTGACATAGTAGGATTATCAATGTGCAATCTAACTACACTATCCTTATTTCTAAGTAACCTATTAAAAAGACCATCTCTTAAAGTATCTCCTACTGAATAGGTCAATGTACCACTTGATACAATTGAGTCGATTACAAGCATTCCTAACGTATCAATCTTACCATCTATTGACCACCAATCATTGTAGTCTGAGAATTCAACTGGTAACTTAATGTAATTACTTGAATCAATTGTGATAGGTTCTGCAAGTTGAATCTTAGTTTCTATTTTAGTCTTATATTGAATCTTGACTATCTCTTTAGGATTGCGAATGGCTAATAATTTTATTGCCATATCCCTTGAATCAATCTCATTTTG